TTAGAAACTCCATCGTGCGCCTATATTCCATTGCCAGTCTTTTGTAAAATCACTTCCTGAGCTGCGTTCTACATCGAAATAAACATGGCTGTTTTTACCAGATGCAAAAGCCGCACCTACGCCATACTCAAACCAGGTATCGTTGAAACTGTCACTCACCTTCACGCGACCAGTACTATCGGTCATCGTAACATTATAGCTACCACCGAATTCATGTAGCAGGTTAGCTTTAGCATAGAAGATACCTTTGCTTCCGATTTCTTTACCAATATTGAAGCCAACACGTCCAACCGTACTTTTAATGCCACTTTGGTTTACTTCAATACCATTGCTGGCTGTGTAGCTGTCACCGCCTAAATAACCCAGTGTGAACTGTGCCTGCGGCTCAATATACCAGCCATTTTTTAAAGCATTTTTCCTTCCATATTCAGCACTCAATGCTACGCCGGTATTGTTAAAATCACCAGTGATCTTGTTACTGTTAGTGTCATACACTGTAAAATCGTTATCCATATTGCTGATTTTTAACACCAAATCCAGATAATGGCCCTTGCTGCCGATCTCGGTATTGTAGAAACTGATCGCCTTACTGCTGTTGTCTCCGCTACCTCTGCTGTAACTGCAGCTACCATCAGTATAGCTGATAGCTGCACCTTGATAACGGGTTTTATCTACTGTACGCTTGGCAACTTCGTCATAGCCCAACTCATATGCAGTATATTTATTGTCAAAACCAAACTTGCCACCACGACCAATCTTACTGCCCTTCACTCTGAACCAAGCACCTTTAGATTCTTCACCATTATGACGCAGTTCACCCATGCGCTGCAACAGCTTGTCATTTTCTGTACGCCAAGTATGGTAATTAAGTCCATTGGAAGCATTTATGATCTCCGTGCTGGTAGTAGGGTTCTCTATATTTGTAATTTTCTTCAGATACCAGTCCGTAGTATAGTTTCCGCTCGTATCAGCAGTTACCTGCTTATCAAGTTCATAACGCTTCCAATAGAGCGTTCCTTCTCCATCTTTCGCCAAGAAGGTACCATTGTTATTGTTTACTGTTGCCAACACAGTTCCCTCTGCACCATCAAGGTTCCCATGCCCAACTTCATTTAAATCTAGATACTGGCTGCCAGTAAACATTCCCTTCACATAAATCCTGTCACTGTTATCAACATTTGTGCTGGCATCTATGTCAAGTTTGAACATTCCATCAACACCTTGAAGGTCGTCTGTTTCAATTTTTTGGAACCCGGAAGCATAAGTCATGTCTATTAAAGCGCCGTTATTTAAAACCACATTTGTAACAGATGAATCACCTGTCATTTTCCATACAGATCCATTGATTGCGCGAATGTCTATTTTCCCTGATGCATTTCCTTGATTATTTGTTGCCGCGCCGATATAAACAGTTCCTTCCTGTTCCATTTTTAATTCAACAAACCCGTTATTCTGCGCTCCCAAATTACCCTTCAGCACTGATCCGGATTTGTTCAGGTTCCACAATATCCTGCCGCTATTATTAGCAAAACTGATGCCTTCACCCTTAACCAGTCCTCTTCCTGCTTGGTTAAGAGCAATCTCAGAACCATTCCCGTCGCTCCAGGCTGCCCAGCCTTTGATGCCGTCATTAGCATTGATATCTATGTTTCCTTCTGCCGTTACCTTACTCATGCCGCCTTCATAGCCGTCAGTAAACGCACGAATGGCAACCGCACTTTCCTGGATTGAAGAAGCGTTGATAATCAGCCCGTCATTAAAAGCAATATTTCTTATCCCGCCGGTCTTCGCAAAATTGTATATGCCATAAGCCCATGAGCTTTCACTTAAGGTTTTGATATCACCTTTACCGTTAACTGCAAGTGAGTTATGCCCTGCAGCTTCAGAGGTTCCATAAATACCGTAAGCATTTGAGCCCGAAGCAGCTTCTATACGAAGATCCTTTGCAACGGTAATGTCAGAAACACCCTCGTTTTTACTGTCCATTCTCAGTCCGTAACAAAACTTTGTTGAAGCAGCGGTAGCCGCAAGCTCATCACCAAAAACTATCTTCTGTCTGCTGTTATCGATGACATTAGTTGCCACGGAGACAGCATAATAATCTCCCTCAGAAGTTATATCAGCAGCGCCCTGTATATTTACATTCTGACTACCGACCCCTTCATTCATCTTGAAAGCGTTAAATTTAAGAGCCTCAGCATAGTTTTGCCCACCTTTTTGTACTGTCCTGATTTTTAAAGCCGTACCCTTTTCCGTTTCGAATGATTGTGTTCCCCCGGCCGCCTGGGAAATAACCCCCCATGCACGCCCACCATGCAGTGATTCAACATTTATCGAAGTATCTCCTTTTAACAGTAACAGGCTACCTTTGCCATTTTCTTTCTGATCCTCATACCTGATACCGTAAATATGTTTATTTTGAGTATCCACGCTACCGGAAATATCAAGTTTTTTATTGAATACGACTTCATTCCTGCCACCGGAAAAACTGCTCATCGAAATTCCTTCCACAGAGGAAGGATTCCAGCCGCTTCCGGTAGTTTCCGTCTTATTCACAACTTTAATATTTACATCATCATTAAAATTAGCTTTAGTAATAGCACCTGCCCCAGGTACAGTACCATCTGTCGCATGAGCCGTAATATCTAGCGCTGCGCCTAGAGATTCTCCACCAGTATTTTGGGAAACAGAAGTTTCCATATCAACATTAAGTTTTGTATCAAAAGTCAACTCTGTCGTCTGACTGGTCGTAGTTCCGCCCGTGGAAGAATAGGCATATACCCCATATAACCAGCTGTGTGTCATGCCAGGTTTTGGACGAACTATTAAATTAAGAGTTCCTGGGGAAATAATTTTTGCAACGCCACCCTTATCCGCAGAGATAACGGACGGTTCTGGAGCTGCAGCTGTACCATTACCACCAAGGATCGTTCCATCTGCGTAATTCATCTCCCCATTGGCAATAACAACATGCCAGTTGTTTTCAGTTGGTGTCTGCCAGTCATAGCCAGACGCATAACTCAAACTATTAACAGCAATCAGACCAGATAAAATAACAAGTTTCTTTCTCAAAGTAACCCCTCCTTCAATTTTTTTTACTTAATGTTTAATTTATTACTTACAAGTTATTAGAATAAAAAAACCTAACTACTTTTTGACCTTTACTCATTAACCAATATATTCAATATTCCCTCATCACCTCTTTTCTCTTGGATTGGGCCGCTGTTTATAACATCTGTAGCTACAATAATACTGCCGTCTGCGTTTAACCAAAGCTGTATATACATGGTAAGCTTTATTACAACCAAACTCCTTACCACAAATCGGGCACGTCATTACCAATCCGCCTAAATGCCCACAGTTATCCCTTTCACTTGATTCTTCAAATGCTTCTAACTTCATTATTTTCATTCCTTACTTCGTCATAATGCCTGAACCAAGAACATTTTTAGAGCTTTATTTTGATGCTCATGCCATCTTTTACTCGTATTTTCTAAAAATAAATATGTTTCTTTTCCCAGCATATCTCACATCTTACTTGTTTATCTCCAATACATCTTTAATCATTGTTGCTTTCAACATTTTTTCCAAACTACTTTGCATCATGGAATAAAATTTTCTTAACGAGCAGTTTTGTGTTTCAAAGCATTTACAGTAATCATTTCCTTCCCAATAACGGTTTATCTTCACCGTCGCTTCCATAACTTTGAAAATTTCATACATGGATATCTCTTCAACCCTCTTGTCCAATATAAAACCGCCTTTAGCACCCACGATTCTTTGGATAATACCTGCTGCAATTAGTTTATTAGTAATTTTAAAAATATAGCTCTTAGGAATCCCCATTGCCATAGCGATATCTTTGGAGGTAGTGACTTTGTTTTGTATAGCCAGATACAAAACTATTCTTATCGCATAATCGGTAGTAACATTTATTTGCATATTCACCCCCATAAACCAGACCAGTAAAGTCCGCTTTCTTTTTGTAAAAATAAAAGCCTACCTCCCTCAGAATTATTATCTGAGAGAGGTAGGCTATGAAAGTTCCATACAAACGCATGTCCCCCCCACATATACTTTCACGCTATATAGCTTTCAATAATACAATATATTGCTCTCTTACTTTTCTATATTATATATTTTTAACTTTTTCTATTCAATAAAGCAATAGTTGGTATACTTTTATATTTATTAATATTTACTTCAAATCCGTATTATACATTCTTATTTAATTCGTGCATTTTTTATCATCAGCATTCAAACATATATACTTTTTGTTCTTCGCATTATCTATTTTCTTAATATAGTAACACTTATATATTTCAGTTTAGTTTTACATTTACATAAAATAAGCCTATATGTTATATACAGGCTCATTTTATAGAAATTCAAGTTTCACTTATCTTAAGTTTGATTTTTCAATAATGATTCCCTTTTTCGCTAAATTTTCCAAACATTCGTGCATATATACTTCATCATGTTCTAAATATACTTTTTCTTTTATTAAAGGTATTAAGTCATTTGGAACAGTGTTAATATGCTTTCCCCTATAATTCCTATAAAACCACTCACTACTTACTTTATAACCCCTATTAAACATCTCCTGCATAATCTTTGCATGATACAACTCAAGATCATGCAAACTATGCTTAAACACATAATCTACCACTCTATGCTTTTTACCCCAACCGTTACCTCGCATAGCACAACATTCACGATGCTGCCCAAGTAGCTGTTGCCTTGGTAATAATGGTATTAATTCTTCATGCCACAATCTCATTTTATACCTCTACATAAGACGACATTTTTTCTACTTCTTAATTTTATAATAAAAAATAAAGCCTGACTACTACATTAAGTAATAGTCAGGCTTTTTTTAGTACGCATATGTTACCCACACACCAGTTTTTTTATCTTGCCAATCATACTCGCCTCGAAATCCTATATATTTGCTACCTATCCGGCGGCTCACTCCGTAGCTGATACCTGTAACATAGTGATCAATATCAATCTTGGCTCCGATCTCCCGCAGAACCCCTGGCGCGGACGGTGGCAAGGATTTCAAGATTTTCTGCTGTAATTCTTCCTGCTTCTTCGACCAGGCTTCCAGCTCTGTCAACTGCTTCTGCAGCTGATTTATTTGCAGTTTGGCTTCGCTCGATGCTTGATCCGATAGCGTCTGCTGTTCCCTTGCTATCTGTAATTCCAGCACTAATTTCCTGCTGATTTCCAATTGCCTGGTTGAGTTTTGTTCCAGTGTCACCAACTCGCTTTCCGTTATCATGTATGCCGGCTCGGCTGAACAGGTAGGCAAGAAAAAGAACTGCGCCAACGCCCATACCAACAAGAAAGCGATTATTAGATATCCAACTTTTGATTTTTTCATACATGTTATTCCTCCTGAAATAAATTTTTCTTTTTCTGGATAAGTACATTAATACCATACAAAGAAAATCGTTTTTTTCCTTTTTTTGGAATTTATTTGCCTCAAATGTCATTTTTATGTTAAACTATTCAAAAGGAGTGATTATTGTGATTATCTTGTCATTAAAATGCGACAATATTTTTATGTTCAAAGATTTTTTTATAGACTTCACATATTCAAGAAAACTATCTCACCCGCTGTCTGAAAAAGATTATTTATTTCCTGGTTCCAGAATTAATGTTAGGAAACGAATGCTTATCCTGGGTGGCAACGCTTCTGGTAAAACGACTTTTGGTAAGATACTATGTGCTATTAGTAATTTTATAATCGGTAGAACCCTAGTAGATGAAAAGTTACACTTACAAAAAGCAATATATGCCTTAAAAAAAGAAAGTAGCTTTGAAATAGAATTTGTTATGGAAGATATTGCTTACAGATTGAAAGCTGTATTTAATTCTAAAGAACTACTCCGCGAAACATTATCAGTAGTTAAAATTCACAAAAGTTATAATATAAAAAACTTGAGAAGATTACTAGATACTACAGCTGATAAATTTTTCTACAAGAAAGAGGGCAGATCTTTACGTAGCAACGGAGAACTTAAGCCGTTTTTTTCAAAAGTATTAACAAATCCATCAAACAAGAATATATTTGAACACATCTCTAAAAATATGGGATTTCATTACATGTTCTCCAATTTTGCAGAACAGTCAAGTGAGTCTAAAATAAATATTCCAGTTAAAATGTTTAATGATATATTACCTAATATAGACAATTCAGTAGAGAAAGTTTTACCGATTACGACATCAGACAAAAAAATCAAAACAAATTCTTATTTGATCTCTTTTAAAAATGGGACTAATATTACTATTCCCGATGGAGACCTAATGGCATCAAACAAAGACCGACTTTCCCACGGTACATATGAAGCCTTAAAATTTCTAAATATAATAAACGAAATAAAATATAGGATTAAAGACATTATATTTGTCGACGAAAAATTAGCACATTTGCATGTAGAACTTGAAGCATATTTAATCATGAAAGCTTTTCAACTAAATAGATCTTCACAGATTTTTTTCACATCTCACAATAGTGAGTTGCTTGATCTTAATCTACCTAATAATTCTTTCATTTTATTTAAACGAAATGAGAATGGTTATAATGAAATGGTTTATGTGAGTGATAAAGTTAAGAAAAACGATAGACGAATAAGATATTTATATGAAAATGATTTTTTTGGTGTCTTACCCGATTACTCAATTCTTGATAAATATTTTGGAGATATTTCGTAATGGCTAATATTTATATTGTCGAAGGGGACATTGAAGAAAAGTTTCTTTACTATGTCCAACCAAAACTATCAACTAGCAGGCTTGGTAAAATCCGTCAATTTAACTTGATGCAAAATAAACTGAGTAATTCTAACAACATTTTAAACAAAAAATATTCCAGTATTTTTTGTATAATTGATACAGATTGCATTACAAATACTCATCTAGACACTTTTATCTACAACATAAAACTTTTAAAAACAATAGGCTCAGTCACTATATTTGTTCAGAATAAAAATTTTGAAGACGAATTATTATATGTTTTAAATTGCAAGACCATTTCAACTCTATGTCAAGCGCTAAACCTGCATAAACCAAAAAACACAAAAGTGGATTTAAAAAAACATTTATCTCAAAAGGAACAATATCAATTTATAACTAAACAACATTTAAAAAAATATTGTTCACGACCGAGTACTTTTCAATATTTAATCAATCAACATAATTCAAAAACACCAATAAATATAGCACCACACTTTTAAAATATTAATCTATTCCTCATAAATCACCACTCCTCTCTAGTATCACCGATCATATAGAGAAGTAGTAGTTTGTCTTTAATAACCTCTTACTTTCAACCTCATTCTCGCGATAAAAAGCGATAAACAAACAGCAACTTAGCAGCAAATTGCACTAACCGTATAGCCAAGCCATTTTTATAAACTTGACTGGCGTTTTTTTTAAGTAAAGTCACCCCTCTTGCACGCGAGAACCGAACGAGAAAAAATTAGAAACAGCAAATTACCAGCAAGTTCAATAAAACGCATGATTAAGCCATTTTCAGTGACTTGACTGACGTTTTATTTTTGCCAGTCAAGTAAAAGCACTTCGTTTCGCGCGAATTTCAAACGAGCATTTACAGACCAAAATAATTGTGCAATGCGCCTAAAGTAAAACCGATAATCATACCAGACCAGAAAACTTTGTTCGCCAAATATTCTTTTACTTTGTCCATGTTAATCACCTCCTTATACAATTTTTACCAATAGTTTCAATTTTTTATCACACTTTCTATATTTATATGATTGATATCATTTAATATTATTCCCCAGATAATTTTCATGCCATTATTGCCCTCCTTCCTGCAAAAATGTTATAATAATTATGTAAAGGGCGTGATTTTATGCTAAATTTCTTAGCTCTAATGATAGCTTTCGGCATGTTACTGTGGTTCATAACATCCGTTGTAGTTTTCGCTGGCGGATTCGCATATTATTTTTTCAAAGATATATTTAAGATTATATCTAAAGAAATGGCCATTGCTAAAGCAAGATCTAATATTAAACCACTAACAATTAACAAAAAAACATTTTTTAAAATGTTATCGGTAATTATCATTTCGTTTTTGCTTTTTTATATCAGCGAAAATACTACAAAGGCTTCTGTTATAGTAGGTTCTATAGTAGGTTTGTTAGCTTTATCTTGTTACTGCATCTATCAATCCTACAAAAGCTTTCGGCAAAATAAAAAAATATATTGAAATAGCTCCCAATTTAATGGGAGCTATTTTTTTGCAATAATTGCAGCATAATCTAACATAGAATCAATATAATACCTAATTGGTATATATGATAACCCTGCCATTATTACCTTATTTTGAAATAGTTGCTTTTATAAATTTGCGTAATCCGTTACGCCACGGGCAACAGCCTTTGCAATCGCATCTTGTTTATGCTCCAGCAAAATAACATCGTGATCGTTATCGATAAAACCCATCTCGACCAATATTGCCGGCATATCAGTATTACGCAACACCGATAAATTCTGACGTTGTTTCAGCCCGCGATCGGGTATTTGTGGATCTATACTCTGCTCAGTATCAACAAGTTGCTTATGCACACAGGCAGCCAGTTTTGCAGCTTCACCGCCAAAGTCAAACACCAGCGTTTCAATACCCCGTACGTAGCCATTAAAAGCGTTGCAGTGTAGGCTGACGAATACATCTGCGCCCCAGTCATTTGCTGTTTTGCAAACATTAGGATATGCCGAGGTTTCGCCATTAAGATTGTCACTCTGCAGACTCATCACCTCGCAACCGGCATTTTTCAAGTAATATTCAACTAACTTCCCTACTGCTAATGCCACATCACATTCTTTTAAACCACTGTTAGGATTCACGGCACCAGGGTCTACGCCTGGCATATGCCCTGGATTTATAAATACTTTCATTTTTTACGCTCCTTTCAAAATTTAACTGCAATCCTCATAGTTTCTTTTTAACAAAAGCGACTAATCCGCTCATAGCTTCCACGCCGGCATCATTTAAGTTTTCGATAATGCTGAGCAGCTCTGTTACAACAAGATATCCAATAACCGTCATAACTGCCCAAGTAGGTTTGTCTAAAACTCTCATTACTACATCAACAACAGCTGCAGACAACGCACAAATTAAATAAACACCGATTTTCCCCAAAAAACGGTGTTTCATAACTTCACTTTTTATCTTTTTGGCAGCCCTAGCTTTTTTTATTCCTTTAATCGATTCTAGAATAGTCGGATTTTCAATACCACTATCTTTTAGATGAAGATACGATATTGCAACCCATTTTGTGAAACAATCAACAAACACTAAGAAAGCAAAGCTGTAAAACAATATAGCATGCTTATGCAAAATCATAGCCAACATTGCCGCAATCAAAGCTTTATACGACCACCCTTGTGTCAAAGTCTGTACGGCACCTATTGCCGCAAATTTAAAAGATTCCCAGTTCATTTTTGCCTCCTGTATAATGCTCCTTAAAGGAGAGTGATATTTTGAATACTAAAAAAAGAAAACGCATGAAACTACCAAATGGCTTTGGTAGTATTATTTTTTTGCACGGTAGCCGTCGTAGGCCTTGGGCCGTACTTAAAACAATTAACGGTAGATCCAAGTACATCGGTTATTTTCCAACACATGCAGAAGCCTTAATTTTTTTGGCTGATTGCAATAAAGACCCGTCTATTTATCTCCCGTCTTTGATTACTTTCGGTGAAGCCTATCAGCTGGAAATGGCAGAACGTAAAGCTAAGATCGCCAGCGTCACGGTCAAAAATTATGAAGTAATTTTTGGATATTGCAAGCTTTTGCACAATAAGCCGCTTACCAGCCTTAAAGTTGCCGATTTACAGGCCGTAATAAAAAAACTGTCAGACAAAGGTATTGGCCATGCTACACAGAAAAAAGTACGGCAACTATATCATAATATTTATAACTATGCCGTTAAGTATCAAATCATACCGCCTACTGCAGATATATCACGGTTCGTAGATGTAGATTTGCCGAAAAGAAACAAAATAAAACAGCCATTTAACACGCGCCAGCTCAATCGGGTGAAAGCTCTTGCTGACAGTAATGATCCTCTAGCGCCTTATGCAATGATCGTAATAATGATGTGTTATAGCGGACCAAGGCCAAGCGAATTTTTAGCGGTTGAAAAAAACGATGTCAAATTGCATTCCCGATTTTACCGGATACGAGAAAGTAAAACCGAGGCTGGTAGAAACAGGCTAGTACCTATAAGCAAAAAGGTCGTACAATATTATGACTATTGGCTGCAGCGTCCAGGAAAAACTCTTATTACAGACCCAGACGGTAAGCAGCTGACATACCATCGATTTCTGCGTATTTTTGACAAGATTATGAAAACTACTCGCTGCAAACATAAACCACATGAGTGCCGCCATACTTGCGCTACATGGTTAGATGATAAAGGAGCTAATAAGCTATCTATCAAAAAAATATTAGGCCATGCTACACAGGATATTACTGACGGCACATATACCCACAAAAATCTACGCCAGCTAAAAAAGGCTATTGACCTTTTGTAAGTAATTTGCAAGTATTTTTTTACAACAATACCTTAAAAATTCCTTAATAAAGCCGTTAAAACGTAAGTAATTTGTGTGTGATGATTTTCATAACACACAATCGTTATAAAAGCAGTATTTATGCGCTTTCTGTTGGCAAATATGGTTTTAGTTGTTCTGCTGTTGTGCAATTAGCAATTTCGGCACGCACTTTTTCAAATCCGCTGTAAGCCGCATATTGCTGCGCTTTTACAAGATTTCCTGCTTCCATCATCTGATCACGCGTTACCTCTAAAAACGACTTTTTATAAAGATTATTTTTATCTGTATAAACCCTGTACATCGTGACATCATTTTCCATAAGTGTCAAAGCAACCTGCCAGTTGTTCTGATCATCATCATTGCAATCGAACCCATAACCGCTGCCGTCTTGTAGCCATACGATAGCATGCTTTTGAGTATCATATTTTTGATATTGGTAATTTAATGCCTGTTCGCGCAGTTCTTCGAGTGTCGGAGGCACATATTCCCTGGCATCTTTAGCGGCTATATAGGCATCAATAGCAGCGATTTTATCCTCGATGGCGCTGATCGGTTTATCGCAAAAATCACCATTTACAACAGCATGGTTCTGTTGATCGTCATAGATTACCTCGCTTAATGTTACCTCGCCAGCCTGTAAGCTACCGCCGTCAATAATAAAGTTATCAGGGCTATCCTTATACATCTTTTCCTCGTTAATTATTAAAACCTCATTGTTCAATATTTGAAAACATTTCAT